CTAAGGCCAGCCGCAGGCACAGGGTGCGCGCGGTTTCAGCATTTATTGGTTAATCTTTAGTAGTCAGTCTTTAACCTTTCAAGTGTGGCGGCAGCCACACTAAAGCTTAGCATTAAGGTTTTATGGCAAACAAAGTTAAGCTGGTTTCCAGCACCCGGATATACTTAGACGCTAACGCGCTCCTGGATCATATTCTGGACATAACGCCGAATTTCCCGCGCCAGTACAAATACAGCATCGGCGCTAAGATGCACGAAATAGGCGTGGAACTGATACAGGACATAGCAGCGGCCTACCTCAATAGAGACAGGGAAACGCGGATAGGTTACCTGGTGGCTTTCCAGGTTAAGTTTGAAACCCTTAAAACCTTAATGCGAAAGGCTGGCGAAAGAAAATGGATTTTATCAAAAGGGCGGCACGCACAGATCGTAGAACTTATGGACGCTATCGGCAAGCAGTGTACAGCGTGGAAAAATTCGTTAGTATCGGCCCAGCAGGCCGACTGCGAATAATCGCCAGAACCAGGTAAGGTTACGACCGCCTGGGCGTGCGTTTTCCGTAATAAATGGGCCGTATACCAGCATTTCTGGTTAAGAGAAAGACAAGTACGGCGCAGACTGCGAGCCTTACAGAGTACAGCGCGACGAACGCCTGGAACTTGAACCTTAGCAACGGTAATATGAACAACAACACTAAGGCCAGCAACAGGAACAGGGTGCGCGCGGTTTCAGCACTTCTTACGGAAACCAGGTATTAAGAACAATACTATAACACTTAGGATAGATGATTACTACGGACGATATGCTACAGGCGTACTATGACTGCCGCAAACGAAAGCGGAGAACAGCCAGTGCGGTGGTATATGAAATGGACTACGAAGCGCGCCTAATCGCGCTGCGCGACCGGATCAATACCCGGCAATACGCGCCCGGTAAGTCTATTTGCTTTGTCGTAACACGTCCGCGCTACCGTGAAGTGTTTGCCGCTTCTTTTGAAGACCGGATAGTACACCACTACATAGCCCTGCGCTTAGAGCCGCTATTTGAACAGATATTTAGCCCGCGCACCTTTAACTGCCGAAAGGGTAAAGGCCAGCTGTACGGCGTAAAGATGCTGGAACGCGACCTGCGCACGGTAAGCCAGAATTATACCCACGACTGCTGGGTAATGAAATTAGACCTTAAAGGCTTCTTTATGAGTATCGACCGCAAGATGCTGGCCGGCTTAATCGACGCCTTTATAGTGCAGCACTACGACGGCCCGGATAAAGAAGACCTGCGCTACGCCTGCCAGGTGGTTATCCTGCACAGCCCAGAAAAGAACTGCGAACGCCACAGCCCGGCGCGCTTCTGGGACTTCCTGCCGCCGCACAAATCCTTTTTCACAAACACCCCCGGCAAGGGCGTGGCCATAGGTAACCTGTTTGCCCAGCTGTTTGCAAACTTCCTGCTTAACGTCCTGGACTGGTACCTGGAAGAAATCGGCATACCCTGCCACGGCCGGTACGTGGACGACTTCTACAGCATACACACCGACAAAGCCGTGCTGCTGGCCGCTGTGCCTAAGATACGGCAGAAGCTGGCCGAATATGGGCTGGCCCTTAATGAGAAGAAATTTTACCTGCAGCACTACACCAAAGGCGTAGAGTTTACAGGTATGATAGTAAAGCCCGGACGCAGCTACATTTGTAACCGGGTGCTTACTAATTTTATCGTGGCGGTGCGACGTCTCAACGCCGCCAAAGACCTGCGCCAGGTACGCCACTGCATCTGCAGTATAAACAGCTACCTGGGCCTGCTTCGTCAGTGTAACGAATACGGCAAGCGGGTAGAAATTATCGGAATGATCCAGCCGCAGGCGTGGCAGTATATCTACGTGAAAGGCCACTACGAAGTAGTCTGCCTGCGTAACCAATATAAGCAGAAAACAATAACCCTAAAGCGTATTAGAGACGGCGACTATGGCTAAAGACGAAATGCCGCTGGCCGTGCTTCGCAGCGACGAACTAAATACAGACCTGGTGCAGTACCTGTCGTGCCGCTACCTGGTAACCGTCGAAGCACAAAACACCGAAATAGTATACACCCTTTATAAACGTCCAAAAAATGAATGAAGCAATACTGAACTACACAAGCCACCTGTACGGCCACGTCGTCTTAATCGTAGCCACAACCGCCGCGCTGCTTTTGGCTATGCTAATAGACCTTATTAGCGGCGTACAGAAAGCCAGAGCGCGCGGCGAAGCCACCACCAGCCAGGGATTTAAGAAGACCTGCGAAAAGGCCCGCAAATACTTTGGGCCGTATATCGTGCTTATCTGCATAGACCTGCTGGCCTGTGTCCTTATACCGGTGCCTGCGTTTTCTATGCTGTGGGCGGCCTACTGCATCTTCTGCGAGTTTAAGAGCGTGCGCGAAAAGAGCTGGCAGAAAGAAGAACTGCGCAAGGCCGAAAAGACTATGAGCATAATAATAGAGAACAAAGACGACCTGGCAAAGCTGGTGGCCGCCGTCCTGTTTGAACAGCAGCAGGAACAGGCCCGCGCCGCCCTGGCGCCCGCCGGCCCTGCCGCGCCTGTCGAAGCACCGGCCGAAGAAGACAGCCTGGAAGCCACCTGCGGCAGCGAAACCTGCGCCTACCGTGGCAAGGGTGTATGCCACTTCAAAGCCGGCGAGTTTTGCCCTATGTACACCAAAAAGTAACGCCCTATGAAAAAGATAGACGCTATAGTGATCCACTGCACGGCCACCCGCGCCGGGCAGGACGTGCGCGCCGCCGATATTGACAAGTGGCACAAAGAAAGGGGCTTTGCCGGTATCGGTTATAACTACGTTATCGACCTGGACGGCACCGTGGAAGTGGGCCGGCCGCTTACCAAAGACGGCGCCCACTGCAACACCGCCGGCGTGTCCGGCCTGGCCTACAACAAACACAGTATCGGTATAGCCTACGTGGGCGGCCTGGACAAAAACGGCAAGGCCGCGGACACCAGGACGCCCGCCCAGAAAAGGGCTTTAGCAAAACTGGTTTACCAGCTGATCGAAAAATACCCTATCGTGGAAGTAATCGGCCACCGGGACGCCAGCCCGGACAAGAACGGAGACGGCAAGATAACCGCTAACGAGTGGATAAAAGCCTGTCCGTGCTTCGACGTCCGCGCCGAATTTCCCATAGCCATTTGCACCGCTAAAAAGAAGTAGTTATGATAGACCCCAAAGACGTAACCTTTACTACCGATAACGTGCATATCCCGAACAGTTACCGGTACTGCCGCAAAGAAGTAGAAAACTTTGTGAAAGACGCAAAGCCGAAACACCCCAGCTGCCAGCCCCTGCAGAAGCGTAGCAAAAGATCGCTGCTGCGTGAGTGGGCCGCCCATAAGCTGGCCTACCTGGTGGACTTCAAAAGAGAGCGCACCGCGTCGGTAGACCTCAACTACCCGCAGCGCTGGTGGGTTAAAGTCCTGTACTTCGTCGTCGGTGGCTTTGGCCTTATCCTGGAACGCATAAGCAAATTATTTGTATGAAAAGACTAATTACCCTACTGTGCTGCGCCCTGCTGCTGGCAGCGTGCAGCGTCGTGCGGCCCGGCATACCGGTAGAGCTGCCGCAGATCGTACACGACACCGTATACCGTAACACCGTCCAGCACGACACGCTGCGCCTGGTGCAGCACTACCGCGACACCGTTATACAGCGGGACAGCGTGTACGTAGAGGGCCAGACCGTCTACAAGCAGAAGTATATCTATAAGACCCGGACGGCCCACGACACCGTACAGGTATACCGCTACCTGCGCGACACTATGTACGTACACCGGCGCGACAGTATTAGCGTGCCTGTCTACATAGACCGGGTGGAAAAGGTAAAGTATACGCCCTGGTACAAAAACGTGCTGGCCTGGACAGGTTGTCTGTGCCTAATAGCCTTACTAATCTGGTTACTATTCCTATACCTAAAGCGCAAGTTTTAACACTACCACCGTTTCTGTTAAAAGTGCAACCCCGCGCCCGGCTGTGAAGTCCGGCGCGGTTTTATATTACCCGGTCGCTGGCGAAATAGTCCAGCACCTGCCGGTTAGCTTTATCCGCTTTGTCCAGGCTGTATTTAATGTATACGCCGGTAACCGTGCTGCCGTGTTTATGGCCCATAGCTTCGCTAACCGTGTCTTTGGGTATATCCAAGTCTATAGCATAGTTTGCCCAGCTGTAACGCGCCCAGTACCAGGTTAGGCCCGGTTCCAGCTTCCGCAGTAAGTCGTTACAGTTCATACGGAAACAGCTAACCTTTTCAGCGAAGCAAAGCAGGTGGGTTTTGCCAGGGTATTTGTCGATTATGGCCTGCGCTTCCGGCTGCACCAGGACGCTGTAGTTTTTGCCGGTCTTCGCCCGCTTATAGTGCAGCCGGCCGTTTACTATCGCGTCTTTCGGCAGGGCCAGCAGATCGGCCAGGTTAATGCCGATTAGGTAGAAAGAGAGCATAAAAGCGTCTTTGTACATAGCCGTTTTACCCTTTACCTGCGTGTCTCTAATCCTGCGCAGGGTCTGCACCGGTAAATTACGCATCGGCGTATCTGTTTCGGCCCGGCTGTCTATCTTTTTGTAGGCCGGGTTTACCTGTACGCCGTCGTCTTCCGCGTACTTTATAACCGTCTTTACGACCTTTAGGTATTTCGATACAGTGTTACGCTTTAGCCCGCCGTCTTCCATTTGCTTTATCCAGGCTTCGAACCAGGCGTAGGTAAGATCGGAGAAACGCAGCGCGTCTGGATTGCAGTACAGCGACAGCCTGTATTTGGTCGTGGTGTAGGACACCTGGGTATTTGGCGTTTTGAGGGCGCGCACCTTTTCCAGGTATTCGCCCACGGACGGCACGCCCACTGTGGGCTGCGTCAAGTCCAGGTTAGTAAGCATCTGCCGCAGCTGGGCCGTAGTGAGCTGGGAAAACTGGCCGCTGCCGCGTAAGTCCAGTACCCGGTTAGTAACCTGTAGCAGCAAGGTACCCAGTATGCTGTTTATCTTTCGGGCGCTTTTGCCGGTGCAGACCTGCAGCCGGTCGTCCCAGTCTTCGGGCTTTAGGTACACCCCGGTAGCCAGGTATAGGTTAGTGCCGTAGCCGACCTTAACCTGGACAGGGTACGTACCGTCCTTTAGTGGCCGGCGCAAGTCCAGCCGTAAACACGATTTTGCCATAGTAACACACCTTTAGTTTGCTGAAAATTTGCTGAAAAATACTACTTTTTGCGCCTATATGTACCACTATATGCCGTAAATTTGCTGGCTATCGGCCCGCCGGAAGACGAAAATAAGGTTAGTACGAAAGTGTTAAAGCGTTAGTAATCATAACCTTAACTGCTAAAAATTGACAGCTTACTGTCAAGTCCCCTTTGGTATAGTGGTGTTATATTTTGGCATTGATATATAAATAGTTACAGGGTTAATTTTTCGTTTGCTTAGAATTTGCTGAAACGCGCCTAAACTGCATAGCTTCCAGGTTAAGCCCGGTAGCGGTACCGTCGGCGCTAACTATTATACCGGCAGCGCTGGCCGTGAACGTGTCCGCATCGGTAAAGTGCGCCTGGATCATAAAGCCGGTAACCGGCCCTACCTGGGTAACGTCCGGCTGGCCTTTGGCGGTAAAGACATAATCCGGGTACCGGCCGGCCGTCTCAAAGCCGGTAACCAGCACGCCGCTGTCCGCTTCGCGGTATGAGACGCAGGCCCCGCCGGCCAAAACTATTTCCTGCCGGGCTGCGCTTTGGTACGTACCGTCCAGCTGGGCGGTGTCTAATTTCGTGCAGGCCGCCAGCCCCACCAGGGCCACGGCCAGTATAGCAGCTATTCTTTTCATTTCGCAAGCATCTGCAGCAGCTGGGCTATCTGCCTGTCCTTTTCCTCTATGATCGACAGGAACCGGTTTACGGTGGCCGTGTCGTTTCCGTTTGTGGTGTTACCGCTGCCGGTAATAGCCACGCCCGGCGTTTCGCCGTACAGGCTGGCTATGCTGATCCCGAACACCGCGCTAACCTTTTCCAGCAGTCCGCTTTTGACGTCTGCGGCATTTAGCGCCTGGTTTAGATGCTGCGGCGTCATATCTAAAGAACGTGCCGCAGAAGCCATTGTATAGCCGTTTTCGGCTATAATCTTCTTTAATTTTTCGCCAGTCATAAACAGAACCGTTAAAATTTTTTCTAAAAAATATCCACTTTTGTTTGCAGATATAAATTAAAGTGTTTACATTTGCAGGCGGTATGAGTGAGTAAGTAACCCACCGCCGACAAATAAAACTGCCAGGGTCTTTGCCCCAACACACACGTAACACACCTGCAAAGATACAGCAGTTTTTCTAATCGGCCAAAGGTATAAGTAAGTAAATAAGTAACTTTTTGTAAAGCACTATGGCAGAAAAGGAAAAACAAGCCGACGTTATCGACCTTTCCGGGTGTATGGAATACGGCCCGGAAGACCTTAAAAGCGAGCTGCGGAACGTCCGCGCCGTTATCGTATCTATGCTGGGCTACGCCCAGAACGTGGACACTGTAGCCCTGGCAAACGCCCTATACACACTACAGTACCTTACCGAAGACGTACAATATAAATAGAAATAGCTATGGCAGAACGTATTACAAGAGACGCACTGCGGGCTATGGGTATGGGCGAAACGCGCACATTTGACCTGCCGAACGCGCAAGCCTGCGATAACGGCAAGTCGGTGGCGTACCAGCTCCAGAACCAGCTGCGCTGCAAGTTTTCCGTTTCGACGGACTACGTAAACAATCGTTTGACTATTACCAAATCCCCGGCACTATGAAAAAGGAAGTTATCTACTTTTTGGCTATGCTGCTGGCTATAATTGCCGGTATGCTGCTTTGGGAAGTCTCCCCGGCTATCGCAGACAAGCTGCACACGGAAACGCGCTATACCGATCTTATCGCGTATTCTATGGCCCTGCCGGGTATCATCTTTTCCGGTCTGTACAACCAGGCGCGAGACGCGCGTAAAAACGCCAGGCTATGAGAATACAGCGACCCGAAGTAATCCAGGACGGCTTATACAACCAGAAGCAGGCAGCCGAACTTCTGGGCGTAGATCGCCACACCGTGGCCCGGTATGAAGCCGACGGTCAAATAGTCTTCAAGTCCCGCAAAGCCGGTGGCCGCAAGGTTACCACAGGCGCCGAAATCCTGCGCTGCTGGGACGGTACCTACAAATGCCAGTAATCCTAAAACCCATTAGCAATATGTTAGAAGTAAAAGTAAACGTGCAGATAGGCGTAACGCCCGAAGTGGCCAGCCTGGTATCTGCGATCCTCAACAAGCCCGCAGGCGTTGAGGCCCCCAAACCCGCTGCACCCGCAGCCGAAATCGAAGCACCCGCAGAAGCTGCCGCGGCCCCTGCCGCCAGACGTGGGCGCCCTAAGAAAGAGCAGGCCGCACAGGCAGAAACCCCCGCAGAACAGCCGGCCGAAGCTGCCGCGCCTGCCGCTGATCCGAAGCCGGAAGACGCCGCCAGCGAAGATATGCCGGATAGTGTCTACTTCCCGCAGGAAGAAGACGTGCGTACCGCTATGCACAAGACCCGCGAACGCATCGAGGGCGAAGACTACAAGGACAAGCCCAGCGACGACCTGCACCGCGCCGTTACTGACGTCTTCAAGGCCATAGCTAACGACCTTAGCGGCCAGAAGAAGCCCAGCGCCCTGCCGCAGGAACTGCGCCAGGCGTTTATCGACGCCACCCGCACTATCGCTAAGGGCGAAGACGGAAAGTTTTACTACGAAATAAAGAAGTAAGACTATGCCAGGCACACACGCACTGTTAAGTCCGTCCGCAGCCCACCGCTGGCTAAACTGCACCGCTGCACCCCGGCTGGAAGAAAACCAGCCGGACAGCGGCAGCGATTACGCCCGCGAGGGTACATTAGCACACGCCTACTGCGCACGGCATCTTAAGACCTATTTAGGCCAGAACACCGACGCCGAAGACAAGGAAATAGCCGAATACTTCGACCAGTACCACACCGGCGAAATGGACGAATATACGGAAACGTATAAAACTATCGTGCTGGAAAAATTTAACGCTGCCAGGGCGCACACCGCCGACGCCCAGCTGCTGGTAGAAACCCGCCTGGACTTTTCGGAATGGGTACCGGAAGCTTTCGGCACCGGCGACGCGGTAATTATCGCTGACGGCGTGCTGGATATTATCGACTTCAAGTACGGCAAGGGCGTGCGGGTGGAAGCAAAGGATAACCCGCAAATGAAGATTTACGCCCTGGGCGCCTACGCCGCTTTCAGCTTCGAATACAACATAACCCGCGTGCGTATGACGATTATACAGCCCCGGCTGGATAACCTTAGCGTAGCGGAAATGAGCGTGGAAGACCTTATGGTATGGGCCGACGAAACGCTGGCCCCCAAAGCAAAGGAAGCCTACGACGGCACAGGCAAGCAGGCACCCGGCGAGTGGTGCAAATTCTGTAAAGTGAAGCACGCCTGCAAGGCCCTGGCGGCCGCCTGTATGGAACCGGCCATAACGAAGCCAGACCCCGCGCTGCTGACCCCCGAAGAAATGGCCCGAAACGTACTGCCGCTTCTGGACACCGTGGCCACCTGGCTTAAGGGCGTACAGGAATACACGCTAAACCAGGCGCTGGCCGGTGTCTCCTATCCCGGCTTTAAGCTGGTGGCTGGCCGATCCGTCCGCAAGATAACCGACACCGACGCGGCCTGCCAGGCCCTGGTAGATGCTGGCTTTGCGGAAGACGCTATTATGAAGCCCCGCGAAATGCGCGGTATTACCGATCTGGAAAAGGTGGTAGGCGCTAAGCGCTTTGGCGCGATCTGCGGCCCCTGGCTGGACAAGCCGCAAGGCAAACCCACCCTGGTACCGGAAAGCGATAAACGCGCGCCCTATAACGCAGCTGCCGACGACTTCGCCGGAATAGGAGACTAAAGCTATGAGTTACGGCACGCCATTACCGCCACCACCGGGCGCAAAAACCTTAGAAGAAAGAAAAGTAGAAGCCCTGGAAAGCATAGCAAAGTCTTAAGAGCAATGACAAAAACGGCCTGGCGTAATCCAGGAGACGATAAAACATTAACAGTTAAACAGTAGTTATTATGATTACACCCAAAGTAAACGGTACTAAGGTGGTTTTTGGCCCCTGCCGTCTGTCCTACACCCACGTATTTGCCAAGCACAACCCGAACGGCGACGCTGCCGACGGCAAGTACCAGACTAACGTCCTTATCCCTAAGACCGAAAAGGAAACGATTAAAGCCCTGCGCGATGCTATCGAAGCAGCAAAGCAGGCCGGTATCGTGTCCAAGTGGTCTGGCAAAGAGCCTAAGAAACTGGCCCTGCCGCTGAACGACGGCGACGACAAGGACGACGAACTGTACGAAGACCACTTCTTTGTAAACGCGAAGTGCAACACCCGCCCTGGCATCGTGGACAGGAACAAACAGCCGATCGTGGACGAAGAAGAAATGTACAGCGGCGTATGGGCTATCGTGTCCGTTACGTTTTTCCCCTACGACACCAACGGTAATAAGGGCGTGGCCTGCGGGCTTAACAACCTTATGAAGTGGAAAGACGACGACCACCTGGGCGGCCGCGTATCTGCCGAAGCTGACTTCGGCGACGTGGACACCAGCGGCGAAGAC